GACAATATCGCTGCAAGAGCTTCACCAGATCAAACTGCTCTAGCAAATGATTGAGAGTCCCCCTCAGAAGCATCTTGCATAGCTTGAAAAGCATTCACCATTCCTCCGGAGTTTTTTATAAGTTCTTTGAATGTAGTTACTCCTAGTTTTTTAAATAAATCTTGAGCATCCTTGGTCGGTTTTCCAAGGGAAATAAGAGATGCCTTAATTGCATTTTGTGAAATACTGGCAGACTTATTAACTTGTGTCAACGCTGCGGTCGCAGCTTGTAATTCTTCAAGACTAATTCCGGCATCAACCGCGAGTGGTGCGACAAGACCAAAACTTCTTGATAATTCTGAAACAGTTGTGATACCTCCACGCACTGTTTTGAACATTAAATTAGCAGCTTTTTCTGCATCTATACCAGACTCCCTAAAGTTATTCATAGCCAAAACCATGAGAGTCGTTGCTTCCTCTGTCGTACCTAAACCGGCAACAGCAAGCCGAGAGGATGCACGTAAGACATTAAGAGCTTTTGATGTGTCGGTGATACCTGCTGATACAATGGCATAAGCAGAAGCACCAAGCTCCTCTGCGGACTTTGGAACCTCTTTTAATAACTCTTGGATACCAGATCGTAGCTCATTAACCACCTGTGTTGTGTCTCCGGAGATAAGAGTTGAAACATTTGAAAGCTGTTGTTCAAAATCAGCTGTAGCCTGTATTCCTTTGATAAAACCAGCGGAGAGCGCTGCAAAGGAAGCGACAAGACCCACCGGTCCAAGTAGAAGACCCCCAAGCTGTTTCACGGATCCCCCAACGCCTTTAAGACCACGGGAGGTACTTGCAAATCCCGACTTAGTCTTATCCTGCGCAGTTATTACGATCTTAACGTCTTCTCTTGCCATTTTTGCTTTTGGTTAAAAGCCCTAACAAGTTCCTCTAAATAGATGGCAGTATTCTGTTCCATTAACTGATGCTCTGTCCATCCCATTTCAAGAGCAAGAGGTACCAGATGGGCTATTCTTTTTTTTCGGAGGCAACGAACGACTTAAGCTCCTCAAGGATTGCATTGAGGTCACGAATGGGAAGCTCTCCAACCGAGTCCTTGTCTATCGGGCGAGGACTTTCTGACTCTTGGCTTTCATAGACATTCCAAGATTTAATAATCTTCGTAAGAAGTTTTATAGCATCGTGTAAGTCATCACTACCCTCCTTAACACTACCTACGTTGATACCCTCTAAATCTTGAATAAGAACAGAAGCATATAAGTTAACAGTAGCACCGCTTTCCGGAAGTTTAACCTCCTTGGTTTTTCTCTCGGATAATACGACTTTTTCACTCATGATCTTTATGCGTAATTAGTCCCGTCATGCTCATTAACTAGCTGACAGTTATTGATAACATTGTTATTTGTAATGTCATGCAATCCAAAGAATTGGAATGTCTGACTTGCTAACTCGTCATTCGCGCGATTTGGTTCCCAACTCTCAAAATCAACCCTTGAAAGATCAATCAGAAAACTAGGATTTGTGGAAGCCCCGACTGTCACTCCGGTGTTCACCAACTGTATACGAATTGCCTTATACGTACCTTGGTTCATGAGGTTCGCGTAAGTACGATTTTCGTAATCTAGCTCTACCTCTCCCGTTACGCGGAAGCCTTGGTTTAGGATGTCCTCCGGCTCTACAGTTCCGGAATTATGGACAAGCTTTAGGTTCTTCTCAAAATTGAGAGTAAGGCTCCGAACAGGAATATTTGATCCTGCAGCTAAATCTCCTGTAGCATTCTCAATCTTGAATGTAAGATGTCTACCAAGAAACTTGTTCTCCGCGGAATAAGATACAGTGTGATTACCAGCTGTCGCTGAATGACGACCCATAAATGTTACTGACACCTTAACGACATCTTCCGGAACAATCGTTATACTCATGCTTTCAATCATGGCTAGGCGAAAAGAAAGGTCACCGATTGTAGCTTCCTCATACCCAAGTGCCAGACTCTTGTGTTGATTTGAATTATCTAGCGAGAATGTGTGAGTGTAAGCGCTGTCCACCGGACCGGTCCCATTGTACGTTCCTAGTAATGCGACTAAGAATAATCCAAAGGATTGATCCATAAGATCAAAGTCTAGGATACCCTCTGCGTGCCTACGGGCTACCAATGCTTGGTTTCCCTCAAGATTTATAGTTCCATACCCAACAGTTGAACGTGCCTTAAGCACTTTATCGTCAAAGGTTATATTTGATTTTGGCAACCAATTTGTGGGAGTACCACCGGCTCCACGCGTACCCTCTACACTGACGCCAACATCAACCAATCTACCTATAATTTTTCCCATACTTAACTTATTTGATTAATATCTACCGCAAAATGACTTCTAATAATTATCTCTGCCACGCGTGTCTCATTGTCCCGACCCACATAACCCCATAATGACGGAGATGCTTCTAAAAATAAAAACGTATAACCTGTCTTTGAACCTAAACCAATCAACCTGTGGCTCTTATCAAAATCATCTAAAACGTCATCTACCAACTGCCTCATGGCTTCCTCAGACTTCTGTTCAGCATCCGCACCACTTAATCTGCCTATATATAATCTTAACATGAAAGCATATATACGAGTATTCTCTGTCGTCGTCGCATAATCACTCTCATTAGCGCTAGGGGTTAAAGTAGCCACTGGAGTACCGGATAAATCAGAAGCCTCATAAGAATAAGTGTTCTGAATAAGGCTATTTGCCTCTAAAATATCCTTTAATTTCGTTGTTAAAATCTCCCACATATTATCTCAATGAGCCTTTAATTTCCCTCTCAAACACTGATACTATATCAGATTGAGCGTCTTTTAATCCTTCGGTCATAAAAGGTCTACCCCTCATTCTGCTAGTTCCGTCATGCACAAAAATAGCGTAATTCACATTTGGCTTAATCGTAGCAGTTAGGGGGGTGAAAGATGACCGGATGGAGCTACGCATGCGCCCCGTATCTACCGGAGATCTCTGCTTTGAAGTTCTCTCCACTAATAATCCAGCTTTCCGGATAGACCTTGAAATTGCCCGACCTATTCTCCTTTGCTTAAGGAGTAACCGGCTTTGAACAACGGGGATATTACTTTTCAAAACAATCTTCATGATATAAGTTCAGCTACAATATGGAGGTAATCCATTGACCCGTGCGTTTTACGTGAAACACCGCCATTTTTGACCTTGTAAATATCGCTTGAGTTTACATCTCTCAACCTATCTCCTTCTTGGATATCTATGACCCCATCACAAAAAAAGACAAAGGTCTTTCCCATAACACCATTAAACAAATTAGTCTTTTCTGCAGAGAGTGGCTGTACATTAAATAGTTCAGTAGTTACCGTTGCGAAGCTACTCTTAAAGCCGGAGATCGTTGTCATTCGCATTATGACAAGTTGGTTATTTGCTAGTCGCGCCAATATTTTCATACTACAGTTCTATATCACGGTACATATCCAATATCTGATAGATACCTAATGGCTCCGAAACTTCATTTATTTTTTGATATGATATTTCAAGCTCTCCTAAATTAACGGAAGATAGCTTACCTCCATCAAGACCCTGCCTCATTATTTCACCGACAAGCTTTGTGGCAACAAGCTCAATTTCTTTCGGTACAGAAGTAGAAAAACCAAATGGTGCAGTGATTGCGACACTCTTATTACGGTTAGGAAAATTAGGCGCAGTAGACTCTGAAACAAGTCTTAGCTCATTCTTAGGAGTATCGTTTAGTGGGTACACAAGGTAATCATTTCCGGCTCCCTCCGTAAGAACGAACGCCACGGTGCCATCCACATCAAGGATGTGTACCAAGGTTGGTGCTCCACTGGCATCGTCAAAGAAAATACTTCTAGCACCGTTACCATCATAAAACTTTTCGGAGGAGACAGACTCAAAAGACTTTTTACAATAACGATCAATCCAGTTAGATACTGCTGTAATCCAACCGGTTAGCGTGGTATTTAGCGAGTCATCAACGTCTGTCGCAAGATAATCCTGTACCAACCCTTTATTTGTGTATGCCATAATTAGACTTTTTTAACATAAGGTCTGTCACGTTTGTTGACTTCACCGAAACGACCAAAGCCAAACAAGAAATGCCCGAAACCTACAGCATCATTTATGCGCGTAGGATATAGCTTGATCTTCTTCTTATTGACCCTAATGGTTTTATTAATATAGAGTGCCATAATTCATTGTACCACTTTAATAAACCTATTTTCCCATACAATCTTGTTCCATTTCAAAAAGTTATAATTTGAGCACCTGAACCATTACCACCTGCAACTTCCACAAAGGGTTTGAAAGAAGCTGAAGCAGTAGACCAATAATTGCTTCCAAAG